TAGTCATACTCAGGTTCCAGGGCCAGACGGACGTAAAGGTTTTGGCGGAGCTTGTTTCCCAAAAGATACTAACGCTTTCTCTACCTTTTCAAAAGGAGACTTTGGCGTCCTTGACGAAGTAATCAAACATAATAACGTATATAGAAAATCTTACGATCTTGATGAACGTGAAAAAGAACAGAAAGTAAATTATGGTTAATTATGCCAGTATAGTACCACTTATTGGTGGTGAAACAATTGCTATGCAGAATGTCGTTGGAAATAAACCCGAGTACATTCTGTCGTACGAAGGTTTTGAAAGTAATGATAAACACCTATTGGAATATTATAAAAACGAAGTTCCCTATCATCTTATCAAAGACGGTGAGCTTCCTGATGTTAATAGTGTTGATATTGTTAACACTGTTTGCCCTTGTGCTGGCTTGTCTAGTCTCAGTCCTTCAAGTAATTCTGAGTCTGCTACTAATGATTGGATGCGTATGTCTGCAGAGTATATACTCGATAGCGTCAAACCAAAAGTGTTTTGGGGAGAAAACGCACCAAGACTTGCTAGCAAGATGGGAGAGCCAGTTGTCAAAGATTTACGACAAATTGGCCAAAAATACGGATATACTTTTTCAATATTTAAAACAAAAAGTCTCTTGCATGGACTTTCTCAAGTAAGAGATAGAGCTTTTTATTTTTTCTGGAAAGGTGATAAGGTTCCAGTATTTGAATATATAAATCGTACGCACCAAACAATCGAAGATGCCATTCGATCTGTCAACAGAAATCCAGCAGATCCAATGGACATTCTTGCCAATGAGGCAAAGCCAACTGATAACGCATACTATAAGTATGTTCTTCAATTGTTGAATACAACTCATCAAAAGTTTGCTGCTAGTATCGAAAAAACTACGAATCCTATGGAATGGATCTATGCTAATGATTCATTCTTAAAAGCAGCCGATTGGATGGATGCTAATGGATATGAAAGAGAAGCCGCTAAGTGCCGACGTAAGTTTGACAAGTTAGCTTCAGGCGGTAATATTATGTGGCACAATATTGAAATTCCAAAAGACCACATCGGTGCTTTTGTAGGTCATCGACCAACATCAATAGCGCATCCAGATGAAGATCGCTTTTTGACTATTAGAGAATGTCTATCACTAATGAAAATGCCAGATGATTTTATTCTCCAAGGTGGTCGTAAAAATCTCAATCACATTTGTCAAAATGTACCTGTCACCACTGCTGAAGACATGGCCTCTGAAGTAGTCAAGTTTGTAGAAGGTCGTTCTGATAACAGGCTCATCGAGACAAACTATTTAATTCAAGATAACAAAAATAATTCATGGTGGTCTGAAAAAAGTAGTGTACAACTCGATGATTTTATGGTATAATATATGGATCAGCTAAAGGAAAGACTAGAAATAGTCTTAAAAGAAATAAGTCAGGTGATGCAAGAACGTAAAGATCAAGTTGAAAGTATACGTGATCAAATCACTCGGCTAGAAAATGACAACGAAGATCTTGAAAAAAAGATCAGCGAACTTGTAAGAGATTATATATGAGATGTATAATACAGAATTTAAATTAACACTTCGAGATATCGAAATAATTGAAGCCGGCTTGCGTGAATTAGACAGGCCGGATATCGATATAACAGAAATTACTAATCTACTGGGTAGACTTCATAATCAAAAGAACTGGTATCGACCAGGTGAAATCTATTTCAGTGGCTAACCCTAAGGAGACTATGCTTTGAGTATTATGGATAAATTGAAAAAGAATTCGAAAGTTAAAACAACTGAAGTTTTGGCTGAATCGAAATTCTTTAATGATAAAGATATGATCCCAACCGAAGTACCCATGATGAACGTTGCTTTATCTGGCTCTACTGATGGTGGATTGGCACCCGGACTCACAGTGCTTGCTGGTCCATCAAAACACTTTAAGACATCATTTGCTTTGATTATGGCAAGTGCTTATTTGAAAAAGTACAGCGATGCTGTATTACTCTTTTACGATTCAGAGTTTGGTTCACCTGAACAATATTTTAAGATGTACGATATTGATACCAATCGTGTACTTCATACACCAATTACAAATGTTGAAGAATTGAAGTTTGATATTATTGGTCAAATGGAATCTTTAGATCGTAAAGACAATGTTATTATTGTTATCGATTCAGTTGGTAACCTCGCATCAAAGAAAGAACTTGAAGACGCTATCAACGAAAAATCAGTTGCTGATATGTCTCGAGCAAAAGCACTCAAAGGTTTGTTCCGTATGTGTACACCATACTTGAATATGAAAAACATTCCATTGATTGCAGTAAACCATACTTACCAAGAAATTGGTTTGTTCCCGAAAGCGATTGTATCCGGTGGTACCGGTATCTATTATTCTGCTGACAACATCTGGATTGTTGGTCGTCGTCAGAATAAAAAAGGTACTGAAGTTACTGGCTATGATTTTGTAATCAATGTAGAGAAATCGCGTTATGTTAAAGAAAAGTCTAAGATTCCCATTAGTGTTAGCTGGGAAGGTGGAGTACAGAAGTGGTCTGGTCTGCTTGACGTTGCTATGCAAGGTAAATATGTGGCTAAGCCATCTGCAGGCTGGTATTGCCGCGTTGACCAGACGACTGGTGAATTATCTGAGTCTAAAGTACGAGAAGCCCAAACTCTAGAAGAAGACTTCTGGAAACCAATCTTTGCTGAAACCAACTTTGCCGAATATCTAACCGAATGTTATAAGATCGGCGGTAAATCTCATGTTGACATTGAGGATGAAGAATGAAGGAAGGTACTGACTACGTATTAATTGAACCAGATTCTGAATCCGATCCGTGGAATGCTCGAATCCTGACTGGTGAATTTCCTGAAACAGTTATTCAATTTGGTGCTGTAGCTCTAAATGAAGTTGAAGGTCATTTATCATTTGATTTTGGTATTATCTCAAGCCCTGATCCTGAAGCAGTACCTGAGAATGAGCGTCTACAAGAAGTAGCTCATGATGTTCTTCAAAGCATATTTGATATTGCTTTAGAAGAAGGGTTTGCGAGAGTCACTGATCGGAAAAGCGGTAAAGAAATTGAGTATTGGAAAGAGTAACTTGCAAGCAAACATTGAACAAACAATCTTAAGAAATCTTCTCACAGACGAGAAGTATATGCGGAAAGTTCTGCCTTTTATTAAGCCAGATTATTTCCAAGGTGTTTACAAAACGTTATTTAAAGAAGCCGGTAAGTACGTTGCTAAATACAATCGGCTTCCGACGAATGAGTCTTTAGCAATTGAACTTCAAGATACTAACATGTCTGAAGATCAGTACACTATGGCTATGGATATAGTTCCTCAACTCTTTTCAAAAGAAAAGATTGACGAAGACTGGTTGCTAGATCACACCGAAAAGTGGTGTCAGGATCGAGCAATCTATAATTCTATCATGGAGTCCATTAGTATTATTGATGGAAAACATGAAACTCTTACTAAGAATGCTTTGCCAGAGTTATTACAAAAAGCTTTGGGAGTTGCGTTTGATACAAATGTAGGCCATGATTATGTCGAACAAGCAGAAGAACGTTGGGAATTCTATAATAAAGAAGAAGATCGAATCCCGTTTGATCTCGAATATTTCAACAAGATTACAAAGGGTGGTATACCAAATAAGACACTTAACATTGCCCTTGCAGGTACTGGCGTTGGCAAGTCTCTATTCATGTGTCATGTTGCTGCTAGTGCTCTTGTAGAAGGTCGTAACGTTCTTTATATTACGATGGAAATGGCAGAAGAAAGAATCGCTGAGCGTATCGATGCTAACTTATTGAATGTTCCTATTGACCAACTTGAAAACATGTCAAAGGATATGTTTACCGAGAAAGTCAAGAACTTAGCTCGTAAGACTACTGGCCGTTTAGTGGTCAAAGAATATCCAACCGGTTCTGCTCATTCTAGCCATTTTAGAGCTCTTTTGAATGAACTGAAGCTTAAAAAAGAATTTGTTCCAGATATTATCTTTATTGATTATCTCAATATCTGTGCTTCAAGTAGAATGAAAGGAATGGGAGGATCTATCAATTCATACACTTACATTAAAGCAATTGCTGAAGAATTACGTGGCCTTGCGGTCGAGTTCGACGTACCGGTCTTCTCTGCAACGCAAACGACTCGTTCTGGTTATGGTAACTCGGATGTTGGGCTTGAAGATACGTCCGAGTCTTTTGGATTACCCGCTACCGCTGACCTCATGTTCGCTCTCATATCTACAGAAGAACTCCAAGGTTTAGGTCAG